CGAAGAAATTCTTCAAACAAACATTGTTATCCAACAAATTGATGAACTAGTTAAGGCTGGAGATGAAGCCAGTGCGGCGATTCTTCGCAACAAATACGCTAAAGAACTTGCCGATCTTCCAAAGAAATTGTTGCGCCAAGAAGAACTGGAACAAATTCTGGATGACGGGTTGCCCTCACTTAACGAAGCATTGATCGGTAAAACGCCAAAAGCGGCTCGTGAATCACTTGTCAAAAACTATGGGACTGGTTATTACGACCGTTCAGGTTTGTCTGTGGTTGTGTCACGAAATGTTGTCAAAGAACAACAAGCATGGGTCAAAGGCATTGCTCAAGAGTTGGCAGATCTTCACGCCAACCCGCATTACAGGGTCATTGCCGCAGGGAAAATGTCCGATGAAGAAATTGCCCAATACCTATTTAGTGGGGATGGGCGTAGATACTTCGAGACCTACTTCAAGAACTTTGCAAACCTCAAAGAAGGGTATGACTGGGATACAATTGAGAACGCACGAGAGTTTGTTCGTGTATCTAAGCAAGAAATATTCACAGTTGCTGGAACAAACAAGCAAGCACTTGATCTGATTGCTACCGGCAAATTCAACGGGCAGGCCGCATTCACTCTTGACAAGTACAAGGTGCGTGACGCCGTTGATGAAGTCAAGACTTTTATTGAAGGAACGTTGTTGGATAGCGCAGACATGCCAACCCATGTGCGTTACAGGCCACGCATCAACATGACAAGCATCGCTGGCGAAAAAGGTGGTCTTGTAAAAGAAAAACTTGACTTCGTTCTTGACGTATTTTTTAAGAGTTTGTACGGTATGCCGTCAGATAAATTGGCTCGTTCCCCAGCGTTCCGTGCTGGCTATTGGGGACGTGTTGAAGAGGTGGCATCACTTGCCAATAAAGAAGCGGCTCAGACACTTCTCGAAAATCTTGCAAAAGCCAATTTGCCTAAACCGCAGGCGGACAGAATCAGGTTAATTCTTAGCCGTGCTGATGGTGTTAATGATCTTGAAGCAATTGATGATTCTGCACGGGCCTTTGGCTTGGGGTATGAACGCAAGTTATTGTTTGATGCAAAGAGCAAGTCAAGGTTTGGTTCACAGACAAAGTACATTTTTGACTTCTTCGAGGCGTGGCGTGAAGAGTCGTCAACCTGGGCAAAGTTGATGACTGAATATCCAGCCAATGGTCACAAAGTTGATGTTGCATTACGGGCACTTGGCGGTATGACCGATCTTGGTCCTGGCGACATAAACGGCGACGGCAAGAAAGAAGGGTTTATTTATGTTGATCAGCAAACTGGCGAGCAACGTGTGGCTCTTCGTGGCACTGGTCCTATAGGACGAGCATTTGCCAATATTCCTTTTGGTGGTTTCTCAATGCCACTTGGAAGTTTGACAATGTTCACAACGATTGGTCCAGGTATTGGACCGTTGATTAGTTTCCCATCGCAGTATTTCATTCCATCAACAAAGGAATGGGCGTGGTTGGACAAAATGTTTAACCCGTATGGTCGTCAGGCTGAAACAGGGGCACAGCCAGTTGGTGGTTTGCTGAGTCTCGAACTAACACGCCCAACATGGTTAAAGCGCATGTCGCCGTTGGTTGGTGACGTTTTTGAAAAATACGCACCTAAATCATTTGGTCAAATGATGTCTGATGCAATTTCTTACATTGCTGGCAACCCAGAAGAATCAGAAGCCTACAAAGCGTTCTATAACAAAACATTGCAATCTAAAGCATCAATGTTGGAATCCCCACCAAAGACCAAAAAAGAAGTAATGAAGTTGTTTAAAGATGCAGAAGATGCAACAAACAAGTTGTACTTCTTGCGTGGCCTTGGAAACTTTGTTTTGCCTGGTGTTCCTGTGGCAACGTTTATGGCCGAAAGCAAGCAAGGTCCAGTTGAACTAGGTGTTCTCGCAGACAAAATGCGTGAGTACAAAAAAGAGGCTGTTGAAGCAGGAGAAACAGAAACCGACGGCGAATTGCGTTTCTACGATGTGTACGGCACTCAGGTATGGGCGATCATGGGATCGATTCGTGATTCTTCAGAGTACGGCGGTTTGGTTTATTCACGAGAGTTTGAAGATTGGTTTACCAAGAACGACAACTTTGTAAAGACGTACCCAGAGGTTGCTGGGTATTTTGGTCCACAGACAGAGCCTGGTAAGTGGGGTCCAACAGAACAGAATGTGTATAACAGATTTATTGGTAGGGGGATTATCAAGACCCAGGATCCAAAAGAACTGATTAAAGAGGCGCAAAGCAACGTGGCATATTCCGTTTATGACGGGGTTAAGTCAAAGATGACTTTGCAACAGCAAAATTCAAAGCAGGGCCAAGAAGTTCTAAAGACCTTGCGTGAGGGGCTCCAAGAAGAGTTTCCCGAATGGGACATCGCCCTTCTCGCCCAAGAATCAAAATCCCGTCGTGCTGACCAAATCAAGTCGCTATACGAAATCATAAACGAACCAGAGGTAAAGGGCACTGTGATGGGCGAGGCTGTAGCAGGCTACCTGGCAACCCGTGATGCGCAGATCGAAACAGCCTTTAAAGCAGGGGTGAAGGGCTGGAATACCGATAGCAAGAAATCACTGCCGTACCGGAACAATCTGTACGCAGTGGGTCAAACCCTGGCAACAGCGGTTCCTCAGTTCCGTCCATTGTGGGAACGAGTATTATCTAAAGAGTTCGTAGATCCAACGGTGCAGGAATAATGGCAAGTAAGCGTTCAACCCCACAGCAAGACCAAGATCAAGGCTCCGGTATTGACATCAAGGGGCTTATTGACGAAGCACTGCGCAAAGCCGGAAGTGCCAATGGGACAGTGCCATCTGGTTCTATATCCCCGTCTAGTCGTCAGGCAATTGGTGTTGAGGGAACACAAATCCTTGATCCACTAACCGGCAAACAAACTGGGTATTACGGTTTTAAGGGTTGGGTAGATGCACCCTATGGGCGGCAGGAATATCCAAAGCCAACAGAGGTTCAACCTCGTTACTTTTCTGGTGATGAAGACATGATTAACGCCATGTCGTCTGAGCAAATTGCGGACGTTCAGTACAATCTGTATTTGGCTGGACAGTTGGGGAAAAACTACACCCCTGGTGTTGTTGATTCTCAGACACGTTCTGCGTTTAGAGATGTTCTTGGTGTGGCTAACCGCCAGTCAACTGACTGGGTATCGGCCATAAAAACATTGCGTGAGGGTCAGGCTTCTAAGGGTGGAGATTTGCCAACGTACCGTTTGAGCAACCCTGAAGATTTGAAGGCTGTGTTCCGACGTTCTGCACAGGAAATGCTGGGTCGCACCCTGTCGGACTCCGACATGGAAGATCTGGTTAACACATTCCAACAGAGAGAGTTGCGTTTCCAGAAGCAGACTCAGGCTGGCGGTGTGGTGACACAAGGGCCAGAGGCTCAAACTTTTGCACAGAAGCAATTGACATCAAAGTTTGGTGAAGAGGTTAATGTTCGTAATATGCAGGACATTTTCTCTGGGATCGATGAAGCATTGAGCAGGGGGCGTTGATGGCTACGGCATTAGAGACACAGTTTCTTAATGAAATTAACTCCCAGTTTGGGCAGAACTTTGCGTCCTTGAACGACTACTTCAACGCCAAGGGCGTGAAGGGAATGGCAACCAAAGGTAAGCGGCAGGAACGTTGGAAAAACTTCCAAGTTTCTCGCACCGGTAAAGAGCAACCAAAACTTGATTCACGGGAAAAGGCGGCTCGCCAAGCATTCGTTGATTCCCCTGAATGGCTGACGTTCCTGGAAGATGGCTACGGTTGGCTTGTAAACATTTACAAGTCTGTTCCAGAAGTAGCACAGATCATTCGTGATGGGTATGTCAATGGGACACCAGGACAAGAAATCATTACGAAAGTAACCCAACAAAGTGAGTGGGCTCGCAGTTTGCAAGCAGGCGAATACGCCTACCTTAAAGGCACCACAACTGGCGATCGTGCGTATCTTGACACTGTTGCCACACGGGAAACTCAGGTGCGGAACGTGGCACAAACGGGCGGCTATACGCTTAGCGACAATCAGGTTAAGTTCCTTGCCGCCAGTTCTTTAAAGGGCGACTGGGATGAGGCGACGATTGATCGTGAGGTCAATAAGGCTATTGCCGCTGGGGCACAACCTGGGGCAAAGCCTGGGACTACAACGTTGCAGGCTGGTGCGGATGCGGCTGGGATTCGGAGTACTGCTCGTGCTTACGGGGTTGCGTTGAATGACTCGCAGGTTGATTCCTATGTGCAGGGTGTTCTGAACGGACAATATTCTGCGCAACAGATTAAAGATCTATTTAGGAATCAGGCAAAGAGTTTGTATCCGTCGGTTGCGGCCCAGTTGGATTCTGGAACGCTGGATGATGCTGTGTCGTCGTATAAGAACATTGCGGCGCAGGTGTTGGAGATTGATGGGTCTGCTATCGACTTCACCGATCCAGAGAAGTTCGGCAAATTGTTGACGTATCAGGATCCGAAGAGTGGTGAGGCTCGTTTGATGAATGCTACTGAGTGGACCAGTTATTTGCGTCGTTTACCTGAATGGCAAAAAACCAAAACAGCAAGTAAAACGTATGACGATTTGATTAACTCGGTTGACAAAATTTTCGGAAAGGCTCGCTAATGGCAACCCCTGACGACCTCAGAGCACGACTGGTAAAACTGGGCCTCGGCGATCTGTTTAACATTATCAATGAAGTTGGGCTAGACCCAACAATCGATAACACCGACATCGACCAGGTTGCTCGAAGCATCGAATCCAACCCGCTTGCCCAACCGATTCTTGACAAAAGATTTTCTGGCAATAAAGCACGGGTAGCCAATGGACTCCAACCGCTAACCCCAAGCGAATACATCCAAGCCGAAAATAACTACATCGATACCCTAAGAAACAACGGTATGCCCTTGGGGTTCTACGACCAGCCAGAAGACCTTGCAAGATTCATTGGTGGAGACGTTTCCAACTATGAACTGGGTCAACGTATCCAGCGTGGTTATGTTGCCGCACAACAAGCCCCCGCCGCCGTCAGAGAGCAACTGACAACCCTCTATGGCATCAACGAGGCAGACCTAGCCGCCTACTTCCTAGACCCAACTAAAGCCACAGATGTCGTCTTGGCATCCAAGAAGAACGCCAGCGTCTTCGGTCAACAGATCCAGGCGGCTGAGATTGCCGCCCAAGCCCGCCAACAGGCAGGTATGGGCCTTACTGCCCAGCAGGCAGAGCAACTGGGTGCCCAGGGAATCACAGAGGCAACAGCCCGTCAAGGGTTCGGTCAGATCGCCCAGCAACGAGGACTGCTAGAACCACAAATGACAGGCGAAGAAGCCATCAGCCAACAAGAACAAATCTCTGGTGTACTCGGCCTGAACGCTGAAGCCGCCCAACGAATCGCCACCCGCAAACGTCGCCGTCAAGCAGAGTTCGAAGCAGGTGGCGGATTCGCCGCATCACAAACAGGACTAGCCGGACTGCGCACCGTCGGCCAGTGACCTGCGACAACTGCCAAGAAACATTCGACCCAATCGCAACCAGATGGCGTTGCCCGCACTGCGGCAAAAAACACCATTGTTGCGAAGGTGTATAACAATCTGCTATCTTAAGTCCGATCCCGATGGGAGGAACTTGAGACTCAGCCCCCATAAGTCTCAACGTAACAATGGGGTGTAACAACGTAGCCGTCGTACTCCTCCGGTACGACGTGGACTCAAAGGAGAGTGCCATATGTCAGACATCGCAGACGAGTTCTACGAGGACGACGATCAGCCGCAAGAATCCAACCCCGTCAGGGCAAGGATGAAGCAGTTGGAGAAAGAAAACCGTGAGTACAAAAAGCAACTTGCGGAAGCCGAACAACTCCGACGAGAAGCGACCTTCCTTAAGGCAGGAATAGATCCAGCCGAACCGAAGTTCAAATATTTCGTCAAAGGTTACGACGGTGAACTTTCACCAGATGCAATCCGTGCGGCTCTCGAAGAGGCACAGTTGATTACACCCCAATCGAACCCCGCAAGTGAAGATAAGCAAGCGTGGCAAACCACAAACAAGGTTGCCGCAGGAGCAGAGTCAGCACCAGAAGGACCAAGTTGGGCAAAGCGAATCAACGATGCACAGTCCGAAGCAGAGTTGATGGCAGTGTTTGCAGAGGCACAGGCTCAGGGCATTGACCTGAGCGCATAAACCTCAAACCCATCTATCCGTAAAGGAAAAACAAAATGGCTGATTACTACGCCGCCGAAACCGGCACCAGTAACTTGTCCGTTGACCAGACCGCCTTTGAAAAGTTGGCGTACTTCGCACTCCGTGACGAAATGTACTTCGACCAGTTCGCAGACGTTCAAGCAACCAACGCAACAAACCCTGGTGCCACTGTTACATTCACGATCTTCCAGGATCTTGCCGCCGCCACCACCCCACTGGGTGAGGCAGAAGATGTCACCCCTGTTGCAATGAGCGACAGCCAGACGTCGGTGACCCTGCAAGAGTACGGCAACGCAACGGTCACGACCGCCAAGTTGCGAGCAACGTCGTTCCTTCCGGTTGATCCGGTTGCGGCGAACGCTGTTGGTTACAACGCAGGTCTGTCAATCGACACGATCGCTCGTGCCGCCGCCCAGGCCGGATCCAACGTGATCTACGCCACCGGTGGAGCAACCGACCCGTCAAGCCGTGTGACCATCAACACAGATGACCTCCTCACCGCAAACGACATCCGCAAGACGGTTGCTCAGTTGCGCAAGGCGAACGTCCCGACCTTCGGAGGATCGTACATTGCGATGATTCACCCCGACGTGTCGTACGACTTCCGCTCAGCAACCGACGCCGCCGCATGGCGTACGCCAGCGAACTACGTCAACCCTGCCGGTATTTACAACGGCGAGATTGGCACGTTCGAAGGTGTCCGTTTCATTGAGTCGCCTCGTGCGCCACTCTTTGCAAACGCATCGGACAACAGCGGTTCAGCCGGAACCATCGACGTGTACGGAACACTCGTCATGGGCCGTCAGGCACTTGCCAAGGGCATCAGCCTTGGTGGCGAGTACGGTGCACAGCCGACCATTGTGTACGGCACCGTCACCGACCTGCTGAAGCGTTTCCGTCCAGTTGGCTGGAAGCATTTCGTTGGCTACGCAGTCTTCCGTCAGGAAGCACTCCGTCGCATCGAATCTGCTTCGAGCATCGGCGCAAACTCCTGAACTAACTAGTTCAAGCATGAGCCCCCTGCCTTCGGGTGGGGGGCTTTTGCTATTCTGCAAACATGGCAACGTTTATTCCGCCAACAGATAATTTTGTGTATTGGTCGGAACCAGGTGAACAAGGCATCATGGCTTTTCTTCAACCAGGGCGACGTGGCCGCAACGTGTACAAGTTGACTGATGGTTCGTTCACCGAGTATCAGCCGTCAGACATGACCACTGTGGACATTTTGTATCACGGCGGGCATGTGCACACGATCACAGCAGAAGAGGAAGCCGATCTGATAGCGGCAGGTTACGAGGATTACATAACGTGAAACATGCAGAAGTGCATCCAGGTTTGGATGTTGAGGGGTGCTTTGGTTGCAAGGTGGCAGGGGTTCGCATGGGTACGAACACAACTACCAGTCGTGGTGCACGGGTAGCAGAAATCAACCGCACTGAACGCCAATGGAACAAAGATATGCCTGCATACAAACGGTTACGGCAACAGGGCTTAAGACCGAAAAGCATTGACGGGTCAGCGTTGCTGGAAAATCATGCAACTGAGCGGTGGCAGATTGAGGGTGCGGGCACAGCCCCTGTTGAATGAACTATCAAAGTTGGACAGGGTGCCTTGACCCAAAGTTTGGGTACGGGTCAATGCTTGACGGGTTCATGTCCAATGCACCGAAGACGGTGACGTTTGATCCGAAAGCATCAGTGAACGTGTACATGAGTGTGCCGCACACAGCGGGCGGCTGGTGGGATGGTCAGCATCGGGTGTTGTTCACAATGTGGGAAACAGACCAGTTGCCGAAAACGTTCACACGTTGGTTGTCGCAATACGACCAAATACTTGTCCCCTGCAACCATAATGTGGAATTGTTCTCGCAACATCACAACAACGTGACCTATGTGCCGCTCGGTGTTGATCGCACGTTTTGGAAACCGCACCCACAAACACGCACCGGCCCGTTCCGTTTCCACGCCGGAGGTTCCCTGTGGATGCGCAAAGGTTTAGACATCGTGGTTCGAGCATTCAACAACCTGCGGTTACCTGACGCTGAACTACACATCAAAGCGGCACCACACGCCAAAGACACACCGACACGCAACCTTGGTGCCAACATTGTGATGCACCGCAACTGGATGAGTCTTGACATGCAACGCACCTGGTTCCTTGAAGGTGACGTGTTCATCGCCGCTTCACGAGGTGAAGGGTTCGGGTTGATGCCATTGCAAGCAATCAGTCTTGGTATCCCCACGATAGTGTCCACCACCACCGGTCAGGAACAGTTCGCCCATCTGGCAACAGGGGTGGTGTCCTGCCGTAAGTCAGCCGCCGAAACTGTTGGACAGTGGGACGAACCAAACCAGGATGAACTGGAACAGTTAATGATGGATCATTACCGCAACTGGGCTGACCGCAAAGAGCAGGCTGTAGTCAACGCCAAACTGGCTGACCAGTTCTCCTGGAAGAAGGCTGTGAACAAACTGGTGGCCGCTATCCCCACCGGCACCGCCCTGTCCACAGACACCTGGGTACAACCTGACGTGGTGGTATCGGTGACATTGCACCGCAACCTGAACTGTGACATCGGCAAAAACTCGTACACGTTCCGTAAAGGTGTAACCTATGAGGTGCCGGAAAACGTGTACTTGGTACTCAAGGATGCAAGGATGTTGGTATGAAAAAGAAGAAAGAGTTCTGGGATACCAAGAACCCGAACAAGAAATCGAAAAGTTTGTCTGCTGACCAGAAAAAGATGGCGCAGGCCCGTGCAAAAAAGGCGGGTCGAAAGTACCCGAATCTGGTTGATAATGCTTGGGCGGCGAACCAATGACGATCGAATACAGGGGCGAGAAGTTCGCTGGGTACAACAAACCGAAGCGCACCCCGAACGCCAGCAAATCCCACGCCGTGCTTGCCAAGGAAGGCACGAAGGTGAAGTTGATCCGGTTCGGTCAGCAGGGTGTTTCGGGTTCCCCGAAGAAGGCTGGGGAATCTGCGGCGTACCGGAAACGTCGGGAGTCTTTCAAGGCTCGCCATGCGGCAAACATCAAGAAGGGCAAGATGTCTGCGGCGTACTGGGCCGATAGAGTAAAGTGGTAGCGTGGCACAACCCGCTGACCAAGATCTGACTATTGTTCGTGGCGACACCGAAACGGTGGTTGTCACAATGACCTCTGACGGCACCACCCCGATCAACATTACGGGGCGTACTTATGCGGCGCAGATTCGGTCGAACCCTGAATCAACTACGGTTAAGGCCAGTTTTACTTGCACGGTGACAAGTGGTGCTTCTGGTCAAGTGACGTGTGTGTTGTCGGCTACAGCGTCAGCGGCGTTGGCTCCTGGGTTGTACACATGGGACTTGCAGGAAACCGCTTCTGGTGTTGTTTCTACGGTTCTTTCCGGCACAGTGACGGTACTTGCTGACACCACGAGGTAACTGATGGCGACAACCAATGTCACCGTCAATCGGGGCAACCAAACCAGTTACGAAATAACTGTTACTCGTACGGATGAAACTGTTGGTTTGGTGACGTCACCCGTTGTGACGGCTACCAGTGTTGATGCTGTTGTCACTGTTGTTACTACTAGCCAGTCTGGTCCGATTGGTGCGCAGGGCGCACAGGGTGCCCAGGGTGTGCAGGGTGCTACCGGATCACAAGGGCCGCAAGGCCCGCAAGGAGTGCAAGGGTCGCAAGGGGCACAAGGTGCAACGGGTGCTCAGGGGGCCACCGGCGCACAAGGTGCGCAGGGGTCACAAGGTCCGCAAGGCGTTCAAGGAAGTCAAGGCCCGCAGGGGGCAACCGGTGCGCAGGGTGCCACCGGTGCCCAGGGCGTACAGGGCGCAACTGGTGCTCAAGGGGCGACTGGTTCGCAAGGTCCGCAAGGCGATGTCGGGCCTCAAGGCTCTCAAGGAGCAACCGGCGCACAGGGTCCGCAAGGTCCTCAAGGCGATACTGGACCTCAAGGTGCTGTTGGTGCTCAGGGTTCAACTGGTGCTCAGGGTTCACAGGGACCTCAGGGTACACAGGGTCCGCAGGGTGCGCAAGGTGACATCGGCCCACAGGGTCCGCAGGGTGCTCAGGGTGCTACTGGTGCTGATTCGACTGTGCCTGGTCCTCAAGGTGCTCAAGGTGCTCAGGGTGCTACTGGTCCTCAGGGACCTCAGGGTGACACTGGTGCTCAAGGTCCTCAGGGTGCGCAAGGTCCGCAAGGTCCGCAGGGTACGAACGGCATCATTGGTCAGGATGGTGCGCAAGGACCACAAGGACCACAGGGCGCACAAGGTCCACAAGGTGCGACTGGTGCTACCGGTGCGCAAGGACCACAAGGACCTCAAGGTGATACCGGTCCACAAGGTGCAACTGGTCCGCAAGGAACACAAGGACCACAAGGTGCTACTGGTTCACAGGGACCGCAGGGCGCACAAGGTGCTCAGGGACCGCAGGGTGCTCAGGGGGCCGCCGCACCTGTGCAAACGACAACTAATCTATTCACCTATCTGATTTGCGAGGTCAACCCGTAGTGGCTGTTAATGACGTTTACCCGAAGATGTTGAAAGCCCCAACGACGTTGGGTACTACAACGACGACTATTTTTACTGTGACGACGAATTATCAGTGGGCTGTGAAGCAGATCATTATTTGCAACACGGATGGGGTTGACCGCAATGTGACATTGGCGTATGACGCTACGGCGGCTACTGCGTCGAATTGTTTTGTGTATCGCCTTCCAATTGCGGCGTATGACACGGTTGTGTTGGATACGGCGTTGGTGTTTGAGTCTGGGGATACGTTGCAGGGGTTGGCGGATACTGGGTCGGTTGTGACGGTTTCTGTGACTGGGTGGGAACGTCAGGTTGCCTGATGGGTGCTTCTTCGTTTCTTAATGGGCCTGGGTTAAAACCTGGTGTTTGCACTAGTTCGACTCGTCCGGTTGCACCGTATGAGGGACAACTTATTTACGAAACAGATACTGACAAAACCTTGGTGTACAACGGGTCAGCGTGGCTTGAAGTTTCATCGGTAACAACCAAAGGCGACATACAGACCTTTTCTACGGTTCCAACGAAACTTGGAGTAGGTACGAATAACTACACACTTGTTGCTGATTCGTCTGCGGCGACAGGGTTGAAGTGGGGTACGAATCCTGTTGTGTGTACGTCTAGTACCCGCCCGTCATCTCCTTATAACGGGATGTTTATTTATGAGACGGATACGAACATGACTTTGCAGTACCGCACTTCGTCGTGGGTTCTTCCTTGGGAACAACGGTATGCCCGTACGACATTGGCTAACAGCACAACAACCCAGATGGAAATTACCGGCATACCCCAATATGGGAATACGTTGCATTTTCGTGGAATGGCACGAACAATGCGTTCGTACAGCACAAACAATGGTTTGCGGTTTCGTTTCAATAACCTTGCAAATGGCGTTGATTACTACTTAGGTGTTGGTGGTGGTCAGTATCAGCAATCATTTGGTTATCTCGGTCAACACCCAAACCCAGGTGCGTTGGCTGGAGAGTTCGGTGCGTTTGAAGCGTACGTTCCGGATTACGCAACAAATACCAACAGTGGCGGACGCAAACCGTGTCATGTGTACGGCGGTTCATACGCAGGTGGCCAGCAATTAGTTTCCCATGTATGCGGAGTTGCATCAGGTCTTGGTGCCGTCACCTCAATTCAAATTATGGATGATGTTATTGGTTACCTGTATGTTGGATCGTATTTTGAAGTTTGGATTGGACCGTAATGCCGTACTACACATGGACAGACCCAACAACAGGGACGGATTATATCGTTAACGACGATGGACCGATTGCTGATTTCTTCACCGAAGATTCGGCACAATGGTCTGCGTACCAAGCGTGGCTTGCTGAAGGAAACGAGACGCAACAATGGGCATAAGCGCATTTGGTGCATCAGGAATCAAACCAGGCGTGTGCACATCGACCACTCGACCGTCTGCGCCGTATGAGGGCATGATGATTTACGAAACCGATACGAACCGTGTATTGGTTTGGGATAATGCTGCATGGGTCATGATTGCCGACACTGATACCCCACCAGGGTTGCAACTTGTAAAAAGTCAAAGTTTCACAAACGCATCTACCGCACAAATCGACGACTGCTTTACAAGCGAGTTTAGGAACTACAAAGTGTTGTTCCGTATTGATTCAACGAACAGCAATGCATCCAGATTGATTTATGCACAGATTGTTAATGGAACAACACCTGAAACTGGAACTGTTTATAGTTACGGTTCATACTTGGCTGGACTAGGGGCATCAACGATTGATGGAACTCTTGGGTCGTACTCCCAAAGTTCATTTACGCTTGGCAATCACTATTACAGCACGTTCGTTTTTCTTTGGAGTGTTGATGTGTTTGAACCACAAATAGCAAGCACCACAACCTTTATCGGCAATGTCGCAGCAACAACGGCTGCTGCCAACCAAGCGGGAATGTTTTACGGGGCAGTCAATACCACAACGCAATACGAAGGTCTTATATTCACCTGTGGTACTGGCACAATGACTGGCACTGTAAGTGTGTATGGATACAGGAGTTAGTTATGGGTCTTAGCAACTACATCCCGTCGTCTCGTGTTTCGCAGGCTGGTGTGTGTACCAGCACAACCCGCCCTGCGTCACCGTTTGAAGGTCAGATGATTTATGAGACTGACACGAATCGTGTGTTGGTGTATGACAATACGGCGTGGGTGATGATTGCCGACACAGATACACCACCAGGGTTGGTTCATATTCACTCTGGGTCGTTCAGCGGAGTCACTCAATACATCCCGTCAAGCGATGTGTTCTCATCAGATTTTGACCATTACCTTGTCAAACTCACCATTGATTCGTTTGTTGGAACTGGTCAGGTATATGTGCAGTTACGCACCAGTGGCGGTAGCAATGCGGCCAGTGATTACAGATACGCTGGCTATCAGTCATACGCAGACTCAGTAATTGTTAGTGCAGTCACCAGTAGCGGCGCACAGGGCAACGGATTCTTGGCGCAAAGTCTTGACTATGACGTAACGGAACACGACGGGTATGGCGTGACAATGGACGTCATGAATCCCAATAGGGCGATATACACAACAGCAAGTTGTTTGTCTTTACACGCAATTAACGCACAGTTTTACGCACGGTACATTTACCAAAAACATAGTGCCAATACGTCGTACGCAAACCTGCGGGTCAACGCCGTCACGCTCACCTCCATTACTGGCAACATCAGCGTGTACGGCTATCGCAAGTAGCCAACCTGCTGAGGGGGGACCATGCACATCGCAGTCATAACCACCACCTACAAAACCCCTGACTGGGTACTCGCCCGCACCTGGGCCTCGCTCAAACACCAGACCTACACCAACTGGTCATGGTGGATATACGACGACTCACCCACCGACCATGATGGTGTGCAACGCCAAGTGTACGGATACCAAGCCGACGAACGATACGTCATCCACTACCACCGCCCACCCGAACCGTCCGGTGGCAACATTGGTTTCGCTAAACACCACGCCTTCATGCAAGCCGAAGGTGACCTGCTGTGCGAGTACGACCACGACGACGAACTAACCCCTGATGCGTTGACCGAAGTAGCCAAAGCGTTCGCTGACCCAACCATCGGATTCGTGTACTCCGACTGGTGCGAAATCCTCCCAACCGGAGAATCAGGCCGTTACCCCGACGGGTGGGCGTTCGGCTACGGCAACCACTACTGGGACACCACACATCAGGTGTGGGCAATGCAAGCACCCGAAATCAACCACACCACCCTCAGCCACATCGTCTCAGCACCAAACCACATACGGGTATGGCGGGCTGATGTGTACCGCAAACTCGGCGGACACGACATACGCCTCGAAGTAGCCGACGACTTTGATTTGGTAGTCCGCACCTGCGCAGTGACCCGCACCCACCACATACCCAAGATGCTGTACAAACAACACATCGGGGCGCACTCAGCGCAACGCCAACGAAACGCTTTGATCCAGCAACTGGTGCCTGAAATCAGGCAACGGCACCCCCAGGTTATCTTTGGGCTAGACTCCTGACGACCGATCTAGGAGGCTGTTATGTCCGCTAAGGGTGAGAAGTACAAGTCCAAGGGTGCGAAGATGATGCACGAAAAGGGCGAGGGCAAGAAGGAACGGATGATGGAGTACGGTTCCAAGAAGGCCGGTTCCAAGAAGATGAAGAAGAAGTAATGGCCGCTAAGAAAGCGAAGAAGGTTGCCAAGGTGATGCGGGAGTTCAAGAGTGGAACCCTGCACTCCGGCAAAGGTGGCCCTGTCGTGAAGTCTCGTAAGCAGGCTGTGGCGATCGCCATGTCTGAGGCGGGGATGGCGAAGAAGAAGGCAAAGAAGAAGTAAATGTCCACAGTCGGTGCTGTTATTGACCGCACCGTGCGACAGTTGTTGTCGGGCACGGTTGAGGAACGGAACAAGTTGGCGTCCACTGTGACGGCTACTGCTACGTCTATTCCTCTGTCTTACGACGTTGGTGGTGTCCGCAAGGGGGCGATCATCGAAGTTGAAGCAGAACAGATGTATGTCTGGGATGTGACTGTTGCCAGCAAAACTGCGACTGTTGAACGTGGGTTCAATGGCACTACTGCGGCTTCTCATGCGGGCGGGAAACTGGTGACAGTAAACCCCAGGTTCCCTCGTGCAAATGTCCTTTCTGCCTTAAATCAGGAACTGGATGATTTGTCCAGTCCGATGCACGGGTTGTTTCAAATCAAAACAATTGACATTGATTACAACGGTTCTGATGTGATGATGAACCTGCCCACAATGCAAGCCGCCTTGGATTTGCTGAGTGTGTCGGTGCGCAACATTTCGACCGAGTATCCGATTGTGCGCAAGGTGCATCTTGTCAGGGATTTGCCAACTGACGATTTTTCGTCTGGGTTTGCGTTGCGGTTCGATCAAGGTGTGCGCCCTGGCCGTGTCCATATTGTGTACAAAGCGGCATTCACCAACGTCACCGCCGAAACACAGAATTTGCAGAACATTTCTGGGTTGCCCACAACCTGTGAAGACATTGTGGAGATGGGCGTTCAGATCCGGTTGATGTCAGCCCGTGAAATCAAAAGGAACTTTACCGAATCGCAGGGTGACACCCGCCGTGCTGATGAGGTTGGTGCGGGTGCTGTGGCTAATTCGATCACTGGGTTGCTTCGTTTGCGTCGTGACCGCATCATTGCTGAGGCCGCTAAACTGATGAGGCAGTACCCAACCTTCATGTCGAAGGTGTGATGTGGGGCTTATAGATTTCACTACCGCTTTTACTGGCGGACCAGGGTTTTATACGGGGTCAGCGACTTCTGATTTGGTGCCGTCGGTGTTTCCGGTGGCTATTAATGGTCGCCCGTATCTGATTGATTCACGGTCGGGTAAGTTCACCCGCCAGTTGGATCAGCGTGTGCGTGACTCGCAGGATACGTCTACTGCTCCTGGTGAGTCGGCTATTAACCCGCAGGGTTTGTGGCGTCGTGGTCAAAACTCGTGGCATTTGGGTGCCGGTCAGTTTTATGCGGATGATGCGGCGGCACAGGATTACAGGTTTTATAAGTCCAAGGGTGTGAACGTTTGGACAAAAGGCCAGTTGTCGTTATTGAATGACACGTCCAGGTTTTTGACGTCGGCGGAAACAAACCTGATGATGGTTATTGCCGATGGTCGTTTGTATGTTGCTGATGGTGCGAACCTGAAGTTCACAACTGATTTGGTGAACTGGACTACTTGTGATCCTCCGAGCACCCCTTGGACTGACACGATTGCGGCGTTGACTACCGATGGCAATACTGTGTTTTTGTCGTATACCACCCAGACTGGGGTGTATCAGCAGTCGGCTACGTCTTCTTCTCCTCATTCGATTACGTCGTTTCTTGCCGGTGATAACTGGTACATGTTGGGGTATGCGAAAGGGTTTTTGTTTGGTGCGCATTCGAACACGTCGGGTGGGCATACAAGCAGGTCGTTGCATACGGTTACATCTGGTGGCAAAACAGAAATAGCCGAGCCGTTCAACACTGGTTTTACTTGGATTGATGTTGCCGCCGGTCAGAACGCTATTTATATTGCAGGTAAAACCGGTGCTAAATCGTACGTTTACAAGTTGACAATTAAAACTGACGGCACACTTGATACACCCAGCGTGTCTCTTGAACTCCCTGCTGGTGAAACGATCACGTCGTTGCATGGGTACCTTGGTTATGTTCTGATCGGCACAAATAAAGGTGTCAGGTTCTGTGCAACAGACAACAGCAACAATCTTGTTGCCGGTTCTTTGATTGCAACCACAACAGATGTCAAAGATTTTGCCACTGATGACAAGTACGCCTGGTACGGGTACACAAACTATGACGGCACTTCAACCGGTTTGGGTCGGTTGGATTTGTCTGCGTTTACATCTAGTAACACTCCTGCTTTTGCTACCGATTTGATGTACACGTCAACGGCGGCGGTGAATAGTTGTGTGTCGTTCAACGGCAAACGGGTGTTCTCAATCTCTGGTGTGGGGGTTATCAAGGAAGACACGTCGAACCTGGTTGCGTCCGGCAACATTGAGGTTGGTAACTACCGGTGGGGTATCCCTGACCGAAAGTTTGTGCCACGTTTCGATGTGCGTATGCAACCACTTGTCGGGTCTATCTCTGTGTCTGTGTCTGCTGACACGGGTACTTACGACCCGATTGGGACACACAGCGACCAGGCAGACACAGAGCATGTGTTCCTGGCTTCAGAAGAGAAGTTGATTGAGGCGGCGTACAAACTGACGTTGACCCGCCAAACCTCCACCACCGGCCCCGTGTTGAACCGGTGGATGGCCCGTGCTTATGCGGCCCCGACACGTTCCCGCCTCATCAGTGTCCCTGTCCTGATCCACAAAAAACTGAACGTGCACGGGGTTGACTACTTCTTTGATGTGGAATACGAGCGGGATTTCTTGGAAGATCTGGCGTTGAACCCGAAGATTGTGACCTACCAGGAACGGGGCGATGTTTTCACGGTCATCGTGGAAGATGTCCAATGGCAGGCGTTAGACGCCCCTGAGATGGACTGGCTTTGGGAGGGGACGGCAACTGTTATTATGAGGACGATCACGGAGTAGAGATGGCTGTTAAAACACGCAGAAAGTACGCAGGTAACGCTGTTCAGACGACGCTTAGTGCGACGTTGAATAGCGGTGCGACAACAACCACGTTAACAGCGGCCACTGGTTGGCCTGCATCTGGCCCATTCTACGCTGTTGTTGAACCTGGCACGGCGTCAGAAGAGAAGATTCTGATTGGCACAATTTCGGGTACGTCGTTGTCGTCTATTACTCGTGGTGTTGATGGCACCACTGAAACATCTCACGCTATTGGTTCAACGATTTATCCGGTGTTCACCGCTGTTGATGCTGACGAGGCGAACGAACTGACAAGCACTTACGCCAATCAGGGCGGCATCGTGTATCAGGGTGCGTCCACGTTTACGCAGTTGGCGATCGGTACTGCCGGTCAGGTGTTGAAGGTGAACAGTGGTGCGACCGCCCCTGAGTGGGGTCAGGTTGCGGCGGCTGGTATTGCATCTGATGCGGTGACCACCGCCAAGATTCTTGATTCAAATGTGACAACGGCAAAGATTGCTGATTCAAATGTGACATTGGCGAAGTTGGCGACTGTTGTTCAGAACGCTTTGTCACCTGTTGGTACCATCGTTGCGTACGGTGGCTCATCAGCCCCGACCGGTTGGTTGCTGTGCGACGGGTCAACATTCAACGCCACCACGTATTCCGGTCTGAACACGGTTCTTGGTGGCAACACTTTGCCGGACCTGCGAGCACGTGTCCCAATGGGCAAAGCGGCATCCGGTACCGGCTCTACCCTGCTTGGCACTGGTGGCAACCGCAAGATTGCAAGCAACCATTTGCCAACCCACCAACACACCATTGACCATGACCATGCGTCGTTTGATACGTCATCTGCTGGTACACACACGCATACCTATTCAGGCACAGTGTCGTCAGTTGGTGACCATGTTCATAACTGGTCTGTTGATGGGGTCCAAACTTATTTCGGCACGGATTATTACGGATTTGCTGGTGGTGCCGGAAGCACATTCCAAACAGCAGGTGCAGGTGGGCATGACCACACATTTAGTGGCACAACGACCAGTACTGGTTCGGGTCATGCTCACTCTATTGATGTGCCTTCATTTACCGGCAACTCAGGCAACGGCGGATTTGCAAACGACGACTACTTCCAGCCGTTCGTCGCAGTCAACTACATCATCAAACACGACTACGTATAGGAGACAACCATGATGTCAATAAAGATTCTCAAAGACGTGGTAGGGCGCATGATTGCCCTGTTCCTCGTGTCCTCACTCGGCATCATCACCGGCTCATCGGTCATCAACGCCATCAACCCAGAGCAGTCGATGCCGTTGTGGTACGCCGCCGCACTGGCAGGGTTCACCGCTGTTGCGAACGTCATCACCAAACTGGCACAAGCATCACTGGACGGTGCGCTCACAGCCGACGAGGTGGATGAGGCGTTCGGGGTTAAGTCAGCAACCCGTGAAGCAGTCAACGCAAAGAAGGCAGAGACCCAGGAAGAAGTAGTTGAAGAGCCGGTTCAGTAGAACCGCTCTCATACTGATCGGGGCATTTGCCCTTTTCTTCGCTTCTACAGCACAAGCACAGAACATCAGGGTCACCCAGGTTGGGGACTACTGGTTCACATTCTCTGCCCCCACAACGTTTCAGGTGCGCACCTATGCGGTGAACGGTTACTGGTCTGACCCGATGCTCTGGCTGTACAACAGCCAAGATCAGTTGCTTGCACAGAACGACGACTGGTTTGGGTTGCAGTCAAATATTCAGATCACGTTGCCTGCTGGTGAGTATCGGCTTAGGACTGGTGTGTGTTGCGGCGACCCGAACCGCTGGTACAGCAATGTTCAGTACGAGTTGTGGTCAGACCAAATACCGTATCAAACAACCAGTACACAAGAGCAAACAACGACCACAACAGAACCCCTAGAGCCGTCCACAACTTCAACAACGTCAACAACAGTTCCAGAGCCACAGAGTAGTACGCTACCAACATGGGAGAGTACGACGACGACGAGCGAGCCAACGCCTACAACCGTCACATCTACCACGAGTTCGCCAACATCGTCCAGCACTACCACGACACAGCCCGACCCGCCCACGACGACATCGACTTTGATGCCGACGACTACGACGGAGCGGAGTACGACCACAACGGTGAGCGTGTTGAACCCGCCGGAAACGTCTACGACATCCTCTCCGGCATCTTCGGTGCCATCGCAGATTACGGTTCGTTCAACGACATCCCCGACGACTACGACTTACCGGACAACTTCTACGGTGCGGACATCAACCTCTTCGACTGGGCTGGAGACGACAACTACGACAACGACGACATCTGTGATCGAATCATCAACAAGTCAACCGATGACACCGCAAGATTCCGTCCCCGATTCTTCTTCATCAAGTTCGTCCCAAAGAAAAAACCCGACCAAGGTTTATCGTAAAAAGGTTGGGGTTGGCCCTGTCCAGTTCACTATTGAGGTGACGGAGGCGCAACGAACAACGGTGATTGCGGCGGCGATCGTGCAGATCACGACTGTTGCTAGTATCTCGGCAGTTAGCACTGGGGGTACGGGCACGAGGAGTCGGAGATGATTGAAGCGGTTCTGCGCAAGGTGTTCAAAGCGCCTTCTGTTGAGGTCATGTTCGATGAAGATGATTCGTTGCCGGATTGGTCTGTGACGTTAGAGGAGCGGATCTGTTCGGTTATTGGGGTGGAGTCTGGTGAGGTTGCGTTGGTGCGTAATCAACCGGTGACTGTGTTTGCTAACGGGGAGAACAAAGGTTCTACAAATGTGGTGGGGTTGCTGGGGCACGGCCCGCACCATGTGCGCCGTCAAGTGCTGAGCCGTCTCACCCGCCACCTCATCGGCGGTGCATGGACACTGGCCGGTATGGTCATTGTGGTTGTCACCTTGTCTGGTGCGGCGCAACTAATTGCCCTCGTTCTGTGTGTGGTAGCGTTCGTGGCTGATCTCATGTCGATCGCTATACGGAGGCCATGATGCCAGGACGCAAGTACACAGGTAATTCTGACGGTTTGAGCAGGGTTGGTGCCCGCCCAGGTCTGAAGAAGTTTGTTCAGTTGGCTGAGGCTGAAGGGTTCAAGAATCTGGGGACGTTTGTGAACCGCACCATGAACAACCCGAAGGCAACAAAGAACGACCCAAAGTGGCTGAGTGTTCACGCTACCGGTCGTGCTTGTGACATTGGGTATTCCGATCGTAAGTCAGCAGTAGAGATGTGGAACTTCCTCTTGGCGAACAGCCGTGCGTTGGGCATTGAAGAAGTGCACGACTACGCATTTGACGAGGATAAGACCGACAAGGAGAAGGGTTGGGGTCGTGGCTACCGTTGCTCTCGTGGTGAGGGCGAAGCCGGTGTCAAGATTTATGACGCAAAAGATAACGCTGGTTCGCAGGGCGGGCGCTGGTTGCATGTAGAACTTTCACCTACGATGGCTGATGATGCGAATAAGTTTGCGGCCACTTGGAAAAGTTTGAAGCCAGCAGGGTGATTGATGTGGCGGCGTTTCTTATTGGCTGTTTCGTTGGCATTGTCGGCACTGGTTTGGTTCTTATGGCGATTGTCTACCGGCACGTTGCCTTGGCAGAGATGGCGCAGGACAAGTCGTGACTATCGCACAGTGGATCATTACTGCGGGCGGAGTGGTCGGTGCGCTCGGCATCATCTTCCAGACGGTTGTAAGACCTGTTGTTAAGTGGGCTCGCCGTATTGAATCGGCTGTGTCTGTTGTTGAAATGAACATGTCGAACAATGGTGGTTCTTCGTTGCGTGATGCAATTGACCGTATCGAACAACGTTTGGATGTGTTGGAAAAAAATGTTGTGAAACCAACGGTAGAACGGAAGCCACGCACACGGAAGTAGTGCTACTGTCAGCGGCCTTATGACACCGCAAGACATCGAAATCCTTCTTCAGTATCTTTACAAAGTGATCGTTCCGCAGGCTGATGTGGACAGGTTCCTCGTCGCTGTGCAACGGTTGCAGTCCTTGCGGGACAAGCAAAAGCAAGCCGCCTGAGAACTTAAGTAAGATGGCACCCATGTCATCGCCTAAGAACTGGCTCGAATGCCCCCAGTGTGGTTTCAACTGGGAAGTAAACGAAGGACGTTTCTGCCCGATCTGTCAAGCCAAAGGTGAAGCGGAGTCCGACAATGAATGAAGACGAATATCAAATGGTTCTTGTCAAATGGGCAGACGCACACACCGGTGAAGGTGGCTGGCACACGATCGAAGACTACGAAGACGACGGTGAATGCCTGGTCGAAACAGTAGGTTTTCTTATTCCACCCACTGAACCTGGCGGCAAGAAGGGCCACGTCACGATCTGGCAAACCTTAAAAGAAGGTGACGGCATCCACCCCATGCACATCCCTGACGGCATGGTGCGCACCGTACAGTTCCTCAAAGCGTTCTCTACAGAAATTTCTTTGCTTGCCTGTTGACTGTGATACACCCCACTTGTAAAGTGACTCCTAATCGTTTCACATACAAGGAGGGGGCTCATGGCTCTTCACAGGTACCGAATCACTAAGCCGGAACACGGTGGTCAAGAATGGTTGAACGCAAGATTCTGGGATGAGAAAGGGCAGAAGCGCATCAGTGCTTCACCAGCGGCGGCAATCTACGGGTTGCACCCGTTCGTTCCACAAGATCAGTTCGCCGCAGAACTTCTAGGGGAGACACCGCCCAGTCCCATCCCCCCGAACCCAGCAATGGAACGAGGCAACCGTCTCGAACCGTTCGTCCTTGAATGGGCTTGCGACAAACTTGGGGTACGTTACGACACACCCGAAGAAATGTTCGTCGCAGAATCCAAAGGTGGTGCCCGAATGATCGCCACACTGGACGGGTTCTACGAGGACGGTGATGACCGTCGCATCTTGGAAATCAAAACCACCACCCGTCAATGGGACGGTGAACTGCCGGACTACTGGCGCATCCAAGGAATCCACCAAGCAATCTGTGCTGACGTGGAAGAAATCACTTGGGCAGTGTTTGACCCATCAATGATTCTTCACCTGCACACACAGAAGGTCACCCCGTCTGAAGCGGCTGAGCACATCTCCGCTGTAGAGAAATGGTTGAACGCTATCGATCTGGGCATGACACCACCAGGTGTGCACTGGTCATACGAAACAATCAGCACCCGTTACGCACAACCGAAACAGGATTCACCAGTTGAAGTGGCAGACGACTACCTGGATCTGGTTGCACGACTAAAGCATGTGAAAGCAGAACTGAAGTCGTACCAAGAATTGGAAGACCAGTTGAAGGCGGAACTGTGCGAACTAATCGGTGACCACACCAGCCTCGTTATCAATGGCACCACTGTTGCAACGTGGCGACCACAAACCCGTGACTCGCTGGACATCAAAGCATTCAAGGCGGCTCACCCTGAGATCGCCCGCAACTTCTCGAAACAAGTAACAACCCGCACACTGCTCTTGAAAGGGGCTAAGTAATGGAAAATGCAAACACAGAAAAACTGAAACTTGTACTGGAAAAGTACGGGGTTCCCGACCCGAAGATTGTCGGCAAACTACCCAAGGGTGGCATCCAACTGGACTATGTGTCCCATGCTGAGATCACCAAGATTCTGTTGGAGATCGACCCGCATTGGCGTTGGGTTCCGATCGAATGGAAAGACGGTCGTCCCGCTGTTCATGTAGAGAACGGTATCGCCACCATGTGGGGCGAGTTGACCTTGCTAGGTCAGGCACGTCTTGGTGTTGGTTCTGTTCGTGCCGACAAGGCTGATCTGGACAAGGAACTTGTCGGTGACTTCTTGCGCAATGCGGCCATGCGATTCGGTATTGCTCTCAGCCTGTGGTCAAAGCAGGAATGGGAAGAGAACGAACAGCCCCGCCCTGCGGCTCGTCCGAAGCCCGCCGCTCAGCGTCTCGCCGCCCGTGCCGCAGAACCTGCCGCCCCCCAGGTGTTGACCGATGAGCAACGTGCACAGTTCGTCACCGCCTGTGAGAAAGCACAGTTGGATCCTGCGACTGTTGCTCGTAACGCCGGTTTGGACTGGGACAAAGGCGTGACGGAGAACGATTTGCCTGCGTTGCGTAACGCATTCAAGGAACTCAAAGACTTTAAGGAAGGTGCGTGATGGCTAACAAACGAACCGTTGACCCTGACGCAACAGAGGCGTCGGTGCGGATCATTGGTATGCGTGTCACCCAGAAACAGTTGGGTCAGATCGCTGACTTATGTCAGACCCGTGAGGTTCGCAGGTCACGGTTGTTCCGTGATCTGTTGCGGGAGGCATGGGAACGTGAGTGTGCACGGGATGATTCGTTCTAATGGGCGACGACATCTGGGAGTACTACGCCAAAGACATGATGTTTGAGTCCCATAAGGAACCGCATTACATCACTCAGCAGTACATCAAACATCTTGAACGTGAACGTGATAAGTGGCGCACGATTGCCGACCGATTAGTCGAACAACTCCGTCAAAACGGGCTTGGACCTATTCGTGCAGAACGCATGAAACAGATGGTGGAAGATTACGAACAGGCGGTGCGTGGTGAGTGACGACATTGTGACCCGACTACG